CAGGCATAAAAGCTGCCCATTACCTCAGATAACGTGCCCGTGATGTTGGGCAGACCGGCTTTCACTGTGGTGCCGGCCGCGTGGGTGCTGGACGCACCCATCAGCACCCGCTCGGAGGCGATCTCCTCCCAGCTGCCGCCGAGCAGTGCGGCGGGGCTGGTGGGATCGGTGCTCTGGTAGATGCTGCCAACGGGGTAAGCGGTAAGAGAGCCAGTTTCGTTTAGATTGATTTTGCCGTTTTCGTCCACGGTCAGCCCCTCACCAGCAAGCTTCGTGCTCAAAGCTTTGGCTGTCGGGGTTGTCATGGCTGCAGGCGCAAATGCCGCTTTACCCGTCTCATCCACGGTAAGACCGTCTCCGATCATCACGCCGCCCAGTGTGTCGGCTGTTGCAGGCGGCAGAACGTAGTTTCCTACGCCCATGGCCACAGTGCCTAAAGCCATAAGGATATCCTCCCTTATTGTGTAGTAATGTGCATGCAGGTCTTCCGTCGGCATTTTCCATGCCCGCAGCCGCAGGGTGTCGGTGCTGCTCTGCGTCGTGCTGTCCAGCACGGCTGCTCTTGCGGCGTCCGCACTGTCCGGCTCGATCAGCACAGCAATGCTGTCATCGGCTGTCAGTCCCGGCATATTCAGGTCGATGTAACAGCCATGGTCATCTTTCTTCCATCCTGCCGCAGGTATCGTCACTGCGTGCAGCTCCAACCGGTCCGCTTTTGCCGCATCCAGTGCATTCATGGCATTGGAGCAGGTAGTCGTTGTCTTGGCAAGCTCCTGCAGCGTGCGCAGGGCAAGTTCCTGCAGGCCCGCCAGAATGCTCAGAACACCCATCGCTTATTCTCCTGCAAACACCTCATCCAGCATGGCGGTCACTTCTGCCTCGGTTGCCAGCACCAGGCCGTCCAGCTTGGTCTTATCCGCAGCGGACATCAGGCCCGCATTGGTAGTGGTGGCGTTGCCATATTTGGTGTCGCTGCCGGGGATGCCCAGTGCGGTGATGTCGCCCTTGGTCACAGCAGCAACAGCGCTCACATGGCCGGTAGCATCCACAGTCACCTTGTACAGGCCGCTGGCCTTAGGGGCATAGCTGGGGTGGACGTACTTGTTTGCGCCCTCGGCAATGCCTGCCAGCTTGGTCTTTTCGGCGGTGGTGTAGTCGTTGGTAGAAAGGCCCTTGCCTGCCACCTTATCCACCTTACCGGACAGGTCCACAGTGGTGTCGTCCAGCAGTTCCATGGTGTAGCTGCCGCTGCTGCCCTTGATCTTGGCGTAGATGTCATAATGCTTGGTGGCGGTGTTCATCACCAGATACAGGATGTTCTCCTGTGCGGCATCGGCGTTCGGCACTGCATCCACCTTCTGGAAAGATGCGTGGCCGGACTTGGAAATGGCGGTGTTGATGGCCTCCACCACCTGTGCGCTGGTCTGGAAGGTGCTGTCGTTGTTCAACTGGCTGGTCTTGGTGGGCACGGTGATGTTTACGGACTTGTCAGGGTCAATCGTCTGCGCAGTGCCGTTCACCTTGATGCTCTCGATCTTATTGGCTTGTGCGCCAATATTTTCCAGAGCCTTAACCCGCGAATTCAGAGCTTTGTGTTTTGCGTTCTGGCGCTTTGCCAGATCCTGCAGGTCGCGCAGTGCGGGGATGTGGTTCAGATCGTAATTAGCCATGTTCGTTGTCCTCCTCAAAAATTTCGTCAAATAGTGTTTTTACTTCTTCCGGCGTTGCCATGGGCAGACTCATTTTGAATGCTTCTGCCACAAAAGCTTCCCACGCCGGTGTTCCTGGTTCCGGCATTTCGCCGGTATCAGTTCCGCTGTTTTCATATACGATGTACGGCAGGTCGGCGCTTGTGATTGTCACGCCATTTCCGTCCGTTCCCTCAAAGGTACAAACGCCTTTTCCAGGGCTGGCGGTCACTGCTGCCGGAACATCCACATGTCCATCTATTACTAGTGTCGAGCCGCAGACTTTGTTGCACGGCCCGTGCCAGCACACCCGTATCGTCAGTCCCTTCCAGATGCCGGATGCTGTTACATTCAGCCCGTAGATCCCACGGTTGCCTTTGTAGCCGAATGCCAGCGCCATCGCCTTCCCGGGTGGTTTTGCCGTTCCGTTCGGCAGCAGAGTCACAGTAAGGTCTGTCATTTTGTCACCCCTTCAGCTGTACATCCGGCACAAGC